CAGTTGAGGGCAAGATCAAAAGAATAAAATAAGTGAGGTTTATATTATGAGTCAAAGACCACCCATTTGGTTAAGTACACTTAAAGAAGAAGACGTAAGACTAATTGAAAGAGCAGTCAGTGGTTCAGTAAGTGTTGCTGATATAGATACTGTAAATACTCTAGCAGAAAAAGATGAAGAAGAACAAGGTTTTGTTGTTCATGGTAATTCCATAACTGCTTTCACTCAAAGAATTTTCAGTACAGCAAACAGAATGTCATTTGGATTTGATATTCAGGCTGTATCTGACATGAATTATCTTGTACATAAAAAAGGAAAAGATTGGTCGACAGATCTTGAGTGGTATTCCGAATATTATTATGATAAAAAGTTGAGTCTAATAGTTCAAATGTCAAAGCCTGATGAATATGAAGGCGGCGATTTTGAGCTGGAAAATGTGAAATTAAATTTTCCTGAGTTAAGAGAACGAGGAACAATGATCGTATTTCCAAGTTTTATGAAATACAGAATCACAGAAGTAACAAAAGGTGTCAGAAAAACATACAGATCGTGGATGGAAGGTCCTCGGTGGCGATAAAGGAGTAATATAATGAAAATTGAAATGGATGACATAATGCTTGATGAAATTGTAGCACAACGACTTCGCAGCGATGCAGATATACTTGATAAAGATCTTACACAGTTACAGGAAAAAATGAAAATGGTCGGACTCACTGATGATGAGGATGAGGACTATATGTGGATGGTCAATGCACTAGATGGACTCAATACAGCTCTTAAGTACTATACAGGCCAAGGCTTTCCTATTCGGGAAAAAAGTTAAAAAAAATATAATTTTTTTAAAAAAAATGGTTGACATTTCGTTCCACATGTATTATATTATTAGTATAAGGTGAAAAAACGGAGATACAAAATGTCAAGAATTACTCATTTGGATGATGGATCAACAATCAAGGCAGACGTTGTGGAAGCATTTGATCGTGCGGTTGAGAATCCTGAGAATATCAACAGTGACGGTTCCATCAACTGGGACTTTGTTGATGCCGACATGAACCTTGACTGTGGTTATTATTCAGCTTCATATATTTTTGAATGCTTTGAAAAATTGGCTGATGAATATGACCTAAACCAAGCGTACTCTCGCTTGCAAGTTCTTAAAACTGACTATCTTGGAATGGAAGCTTAATTATGAAAATTAAAGGTGCAATGTCAATTCTAGTAAAACGTGCAGAATGGTACGGTAAATCTTTTGAATGGTTAATTGATTTCATCGAACGAAATCCTATGGTAGAAACTGAAAAGGTCACGGAAGCATATAATGTTTTTAAGGCAGAAATGCAGTCTGGTCTTAAGGAACAGAATTTGCTAGAGGATGCCGTCTAATAGATAAGGCTAGGTGGGCAGGGTAGGCATCATAGCTTACCTTGTCGTCTTGATTACCACCTAGTATAATATAATATTTTATGCCAGCAGACCAATATGTTGATATGTAAAAACCTACATGGCCTTGCCATCCTTGATTACCACGTGGAAATACTACAATGTCCCCTCGTTCTGGATCTGTGACTTTTTCTCCCCATCTTAAAAAACTTCTAGCCATTAATGGATGGTCACTTACGGATTCCGATCCGGGTACTCCATTTACAGCAAGTACTGCATTTACAAAAGCTGCGCACCATTCATATCGAACTGGATCAACACCAAGAAAATCTTCTAGTTCAGTTCTGTTTTTATTTTCATCGAGCTTTAGATATTCTCTTGCAGTTCGTATTGAAGCCTCAGCAGGAGAGGATGATATTCCAGGAAGTGGTTCGCAGCCTGATACTATCATAAGAAAAATTAAAAATAAATATAATCGCATTTTTTGTTGACATATTACTTTTTATAGGTTAGAATAAGAATTATGGACGAATTTATTTATTGGTTTTGGGTAGGATTTTTTCGAGGAATCATATTCTTTGTGATACCAATGATGGTAGGATTTTATTTAGGACAAGGGTTATAAGGATAACACATGAAACTTAAGTTAACAATAGGTATTTTGAGCATATTATTTGCTCAATCAGCCTATGCGGATAATAAATCAACTGCAAATATACGAGATGTATATGTTGAGGTTGAAAAAACAAGACCAATTACAGAAAAGGTTTGTAGAACAGTAGAGGTTCCAATTTATGGGACTCAACAAAAACAAGGTGGTGCTGCCGAAGGTGCTTTACTAGGAATGATACTTGGTGGTGCCATTGGTAAAGGTGTCACTGGTAAAAATGATGGTGCAGCCGCTGGTGCGGTAATCGGTGGTCTGATTGGTGCCGATAAAGGATCACAAGGAAATGATGTCGTTGTAGGGTATCGCAAGGAAAACAGATGTACAAACGAAACAACGTATGAAAATTTTTCACAAACTGTTTACAGCCACAGTGAAGTCACATTCAAAAGCGATAGTAAAACATATGTCCTTAAGTTCTACAAGGACTAAAGGCTTCTAAATATATTTGTTATTAATCACGTGAGGAGAAAAAAGTGAAAACGATTGCAGTATTCGGTTGTGGCTTTGTAGGCGGCACAACAGCAGATTTTCTTGAGGAAACTGGCTCGACGGTTATTCGAGTAGACCCAGTTAAATATCCAGATCAAGATCCATTGGTTGCTCTTAAAAAAGCAGATGGTGTAGTCATTGCAGTACCAACCCCTATGGGTGCAGACGGTCAATGTGACGATTCAATCGTACGAGATCTTTTTAAAATTATTGGACCGAAGCGCCGTGTTCTATTAAAAAGTACAGTTACCATGGATAATATTGTCAATTATCCAAAGAACGTAGTTTACAATCCTGAGTTTCTACGTGAACGATGTGCAATGGATGATTTCAAGGCAGCAACATTCCAAATTTTTGGAACACATGAAAAAGGTGACAGTCTTGCCGATGCATCCTGGTGGGCCGAGCTATTTGAAGAATCATATGAGGCTTTGGGAAGTGAAATTGAATGTGTATTCACAGATCGTGAAACTGCCAGTATGATTAAATATGTACACAATTCTTGGTTGGCAACAAAGGTAGCCTGGTTCCATGAACTATATGCAAGTCTACCGAAACAAGTAAACTATGATTCACTGACTGGTATTCTAGGAATGTTTGATCGCATTGGTCCTGATATGATGGCAGCACCTAATTTTGAAGGATCACTAGGATATGGTGGTGCATGTTTCCCTAAGGATGTGAGTGCTCTTTTAAAGATTTTACCTCACCGAATTTTGGAAAATGTACATGCCACAAATTCAGAATTAAATAAAATTAAAGCAGAACAGCCACAGGAGGCTTTAGAGGTAGCATGAATTTGATAAAAGATTTATTCCAACGAATGGTGTTTTGGAATTATCCTTTGTTAGAAAATATTGTTTTGGTTGGTATGCTTGCCATAATTGCAGGAGTGTCCTTTCTTTAGGTGATCAAAGACAATTAAGGCATTTAATATAATGTATTAAAACTTTAAATATTAAAATTTAATTATATTGTTATATATAGTTACAACAAGGAAGGATTATTCTTCCTATCTTTTAACGCCGTGAGGCGCCTTTTCCCTAGGAGGGACTTATGAAAAACTTAATCGCATTAACTGCAATCCTGGCATCAACTTCAGCATTTGCTTTCTTTGACGATGGTAATGGTAACCACTCTGGTGGTGTTTCGTCAACAATGAATGGAGATGCGGAGGGTAGGGGTGTAGCAACCTTCTCTATGAACTTCTCAGCAAGTGCTAATACTAAAGCAAATTTTGATGCTGACGGTGAAGGTTCTACACAGAATATGTTTACTGGTGAAAATAGAGAATATTACTATCGACCAGTGAAGTAAAGGAAGGGGGCATCAGCCCCCTTTTTTTATTTCTTTGATGAATAAGCATTCGCACCAAAGAATACTGAAACCAATGCTGAGATTGCAACAAAATATGTTGGAGCAATATCACCCACGATGCCAGCGGCACCGTCTAGTCCTAGGTATGCAGTAAACATAATGGTGGCAGGATAGAGCAACATGCCGAACAATGCAAACCATGTCATTTTGCGCATTGCGTCACGTTGAGCATCTTGGTCCTCAAGTTCTCTACGTTTGAACTCTAGGTGCATCTCCATTTCTTCTTTTGAAATGTGTCCGTCACCGTTTGCGTCTACTCCTTCTACAGCATCCGCATCAATCGTTTTTGTAGCCATTTGTGCAACCTCCTTTTTATTATTGTTATTATGCACTTGCACAGTGTTTATTTATTAATATACGCCTTCGTTCTTGGGAATGTATATACATTCCATGGCCTGATTATTATCAGTTATTAAAACACGAGCTTCGCTTTTGGCCTTATTGCAGTCCAATTCCTTATAAAAAGTTCCTAGATGAAAATGATCTATTCCTTGTGCAGCTGTAAGTTTAAGCCATATCAATAACCACATTTTACCATTTTCCTTGTATTCCGCCGATGTACCAAATTATAAAACCTATTATTAAAGCACCGACTAGTGATGCTATTATTCCTACGGTCCATTCTAATATCATTTGTTTTCTTTCTGCAGCTGCATACATTTCTTCTTTACGCTTTTTTCTCATGTCAGCTTCAATGGCTACAATTTGATCCCAAGCTGACGGCCCATAATACAAGCTAATATATGAGCGTAACTCTTCTCTCATTTCTTTTGCTTTTTGTTTTTGGCCCCATACCTGAAGAGCGTTTTGCTCTATTTCACTGGCACCAAATATTTTTTTAAAAAAGGGAGGATTTTCTGCTTGACGATGAGCAAAGTCTAAATCGGATATTGCACCGGCCCATTGTCCTAGTGTCTGTCCCATTTCTGATATTTCTTTGCCTGTTGCTATGGCTGATTTAATGCCATTATAGGCAGCTGTGGCCATACCAATGGCCGATACTGGGTCTATCATATAATGACTCCATGATGTCTTTATACCAACATTATGTTATCACTACTTTTGATGTAAACTCAATCTAATTATTTATAATTTTTTTTCAGAAAATGTCAAAAAAAGGTTGACTTTTGGCTTAGATATGTTATATTAGTTATATAAGGTGAAAAAAGGAAAACACTATGACACTTCAAGTTAAAAACATCCAAATCCGTGACCGTAACAATGCTCCTTACAAAGAATGGGCAAAACAAACTCGGATCTATGTTTGGCCACAAGGTGAGACAATCATGGATAACTTGATGAATCGTAAACAGCGCCCTCATACAACTTATAAAAAGGAAGTGATTCCTTCAGTATTGGAGAAAATGGGTTTGCCTGCTGATACTAAAGTTCGTTGGAGCCAATATGCAGGTTGTTCTTGTCCCTGTTCTCCTGGCTTTATTGTTGATGGCGATAGCCGTCGTGATGTACATGTTGATGTTGAAGCTTAAAAAAAATTAAAAAAGTGGTTGACATTTACTAAAAAAAGGTTTATATTACTAATAACAAGGCAATATTGAGTGGTTGTCAAATCCCTGGTTCTGAAGTTCCAAAAATGACATAAAGAGATATATTGCCTGTGGTAGCCTGCGCCACGTTAGAAAATAAGGTCGGGCAAATTAACCTTTTGGAGACTTTGTTATGACTGACGTTTTAAATGATATTGAGGTTCTTGAATCTGCATTGATTGCTTTCAATGAAGGTGCCTCAGATGAGAAATATGCGGCGTTTTACTCTCTGGAAAAACTTCTTTTGGAAAAGAAGGATCTGGTTGCTAAATTTGAGGCAACTGTGTGTGACCAATAAGTCACAAATTTTGGTTTAATGTTAAAATTAACACCTTAAGCCATAAATAGATTGTAATCGCTGAAACAAGGCGAAGACGGGCTGGACTCGGGTGCGACTCCCGACACCTCCACCAAAAATACATTATGTCCTGCTGCAACAGGAAGTTTTGCAGAACATAGATGGCCCGTATGGGTGGTCGAAGTTAGTGTATTTTTGGGGGGTGTGTTAGGATCGACAGACGGACTAGTTGAGTGGAGATTACCGTGTTGACCTACGTTATTCGGTCAAACTAAACTAACTGCAAACGATAATGTTGCACCTTCAGATTACGCCCTAGCGGCATAAACTGACGGGTTGGCCACTTACCTTGGAACAGAAAAGTGGTGCTTATTTTTTTAATAGAGCTCGTCTTTACGTCGAGTTTTATTTTTGTTTAAAGGGTATAACACAGGGGCGCTTTTCAAGGCTGATAAAACTATTATTAACTACAGCAGCCTCAGCAGAGCTTGATGGATCTGCACTTGCAGCAGACATCACTGGTGACGTCGCAGTAGATTTCACTCAGAATGCAGACGATAAAATTGTTGGAACACAATCAATTGGATTTGGTGTTGATGCACCTATCGGTGATGCCGGCTTTGGTGTCACTACTGATGGCGCAGATGTGACTTTGGATTCATGGTATCTAGGAACAACATTGAGTGGTGTTGGTTTATCACTTGGTGATCAAGGTGATATTTTGGGCTCATTCGAAGGCAAAATGGAAGCTGTTGGCGGTACAACTTTGGCTAATCCAGACGATTCTGGTGAAAGCCTATCATTAAGTATTGCTGGAGCAGATGTTATGGTTGGTCTTACAGATATGTCAGCTGATGTTACTGACGTAGAAAATGTACAAGGTGCATATTCACTTTCATTTTCTGGCTTTGATGCAGCCGCAGGCATTGATTATAATATGGATTCAGAAGAGTTCACATATTTGGGCTCTGTCGGATACGGTTTGAATGTTGCTGAGCAAGAAGTTGGACTTGGCACAACATTCACATATGCAAATGAAACTTTTGCATACGAAACTAGTGTAAACGCATTTGGTATCACTGGTTTCATTAACGGTGATCAGGACGAAATGATGCAAAACGTTGGTGCTGGTTACGGTTTAACACTAGGCGGTTTGGATGTATATGCTGAAGCTGCATACAACCTTGACTCAGAAGAGTTTACACCAGCTGCAGGTGTTGGATTCGCATTTTAAGCGAAGAAAGTACTAAACAGTACATGGGGGCAGAGAAATTTGCCCCCTAGGTCCTTATAAATAGGTTCAAAAGTTGACACTTGAATATCAGGAGGAAGTGATTATATGACAAACAACTTAAAGGAACTTACCTGGGAACACCATAAATCAGCTGAACGAACTGAATTTACTAGTGTTATCCTAAGTGGAGAAATCAGCCCAAAACTTTATTACGAATATCTGTGTGCTCAACATGAATGCTATTCAGCGTTAGAAGAAGCAGTTGAACTTCCAGCTGAATATGAAACTGTTTTTAGAGCAGGTGCAATTATGGAAGATATGGATGAGCTTGCAAGTCTATACGGACTAGAACCTCCTGAAGAATATGAATCTGTATCCGAATATGTAGAACACATTAATAATCTTGCTGCAGCTGATGATAACGATGGTCTATTAGCTCATTTATATGTACGACATTTTGGGGATATGAGTGGCGGACAGATTATCAGAACACGAGTACCAGGCGCTGGTACAATGTATGATTTTGATGACATTGATAATCTTAAAACTGGGATCCGCGGATTACTTACTGATGAAATGGCAATCGAAGCAGGTGTTTGTTTTCAGTTCGTAGAACAAATGTTTAATGAACTTTTACACAAAAACGATTATTATTTTAATAACGAATATGCTCAGTCAGTTGGTACAAAATTTTATGATGAAGAAGAAATGATGGACGAATAAATGAAATCAAAGCTGGAAAAATTAACAGCAGATATAAAACAAATTTTTGATAAAAATTTTACAAGATATGCCAACCCAAAGCATGTGCACCATTTCCAAGGATGGCATGATGTATTTTGGCATAACCATCCATATGTGAGAAAATGTCATTTAAAAATAATTGATAGAATGGAGGACCGAAAATTATGGCTTCTCCATATCAATATATTTCCAGCGGAAGGATATGACTTTCCGATTTTAGGATGTGATGTAGTTTCTGGCCCAAACAAAATCAGTGGATCTTTCTTTGATTATTCACCAGTTTTAAATAAGGCACATCCTATGATGAAACACTTTGAAAACGAAACAGCTGATTTAAGCTGGAAACGGCCCAGACCACTACCTGATTGGGCCACTCCTATTTTTTCAAAGAATATGATTGCTGCAGGTGCAGTAAAGGAGGAAGAGGTAGATCAATTCTGTGAAGTTACAATAAAACTTATTGAATGGTATGTGAATAATCTTGAGGAATATGCAAAACCTACAAAGATTGATATTAAACCCATGCTAAATAGATATTGCATTAATCAAAAAAAGAACGATAAGCTTCACAAGTCAATCATTGCTATGGGCGTACCAGAGGATAAAAAGGACGATTATGTAAATAACGTCTTATTTGAAGAAATTGGTTGACATATTTCCAAGTACGTGATATAGTATACTTACAATACAGGCAAACCGGAGGATTGATATTCTATGGTCGTTACAATGACACCAGAAAAAATTCATCATGCTATTTCTACAATGATATCGCAAGGTGTGCCATATATTGATGCATTAGTAACATACGCTGAAAAGAACAATCTTGAAATAGAAACATTAGCTGCAATTGTTAAAAAGTCTTCTATATTAAAAGAGAAGGTTCGTTCTGAGGCTGTTGAAATGAGAATGGTGAAGAAGGATGAAGATGATCTCATCGACATATGCAAATGAGGAATCGTTTAATGCATATGTAAAATATCTTGCTTTAAAAAGACATTTTACCACAGATTCGTATGACTACTTCAAATATAATGGCAAAGTGAGAGCATCGATCGACTCTTATCGGTCGAGAAATGATTCGTTCTTTTTTCTGAAACTGGCAAGAAAGGACGATTATGAAAATATTATACTGGCAAATATGATTGAAAAGCCAGATATATGGGTACGTGATATACTAGAGGAGGAAGGCCAAAACCGCTATGTAAATTGGAAAAAAAGAATGGACTCATTAGGATATATCTTCAAAAGTGATATAAATAGTATGTTGGATGAATACGAAGATAATTTTGTGGTACGTGACGGGCAACACCCACACATTATGACTATGATGCTACAAAAGAAAATATCCTTGGAAACATTCACCATTATGACACACCTTGCTAACATTTTTCCCTATTGGGAACAAAAAATTGTTGACAAAATTGTGTCACGTGATATAATGAAAAAATCAAGGAAGTATAAACCTTTCTTGGATCTTGATTGGAAAAGGTACAAGACATATGTCAAAGACCAATTCCTATAATGAAGATATAAACCGCAATATTAGAAAACATACAACGCTATATAAGGAGAAATGCATATGACTATGTCATTCGACGCACTTAAAAAGAATCGTTCATCGTCACTCGACAAACTGAACGCTCAACTAGATAAAA